AATATTACACAAAAAAGAAAGTAGCAACATTAACAGGAGAGCCTAATTGTAGGTGTGCAGTTTCAGCAATTTTTAAATCTTTGGTAAAAGATCAAGAAAAAATACAAAAATAATTATCCACAAATTTTTAACAAATTGTTAACAGGTTATCCACAATATTATATTTTTTTTATTAAAATTATTGTGTTATTAACAAGTTATAAACATTACTAACAACTTATTTACAAAAAAATGTACATAATTAATTTTATGTTTTATAATATAGGCATGGAAAGACAAACAAATTACATAATTTCGAATGTAGAGACAACAAAAAAAATTGAAAGAAAGTTATTTGAAGGCCTTGAACATTTAATTGTTCCAGTAGTTGGTGCTAAAGAAATGGTTATGAATGAGTATTTTTTTCCAGCGAACGAATTTAAAGATTGGATTGAAACGTGGGAAGGTGTACCAGTACCAATTAACCACCCAAAACAAAACAATGTTGCAATTAGTGCAAGAAGTCCAAGAATCCAAGAACTTACTAGTGTTGGTCATTTTTTTGATGTTGAATTTACTGAAAACAATGAATTGAAAGGTAATTTATATATTAATATTGAAAAAGTTAAAAAATTAAATGCTGAATATATAATAGAAAAATTTGAGAATGGGGAAATAATGGAAGTATCAACAGGTTTATACTGTAATATTGAGAATGTTAGCGGTGAATATAAGGATGAAAAATATAAAGGTATTGTACGACATATAAGACCAGATCATTTGGCATTATTACCGAATGAGATAGGAGCTTGTTCAATTGGCGATGGTTGCGGTGCAGGTATTGAAAATGACTGTAAATGTGACGACAGTTTATCATCTTGCCGATGTCAACATAACGATTATGAAAATGAAAATAAAAATAATTTAGTTGAAAAGGTCAAAGAAGCTTTGAAAGTTATTAATTTAAAAAAATATTTAGACAATTATTCGCATAAAGAAATTCAAAAAAAAATTTATAATGAATTGTCTAAAATGTATCAAGACCATATATATATAATGGATATGTATGACGATGTTGTAATTTTTGAGAAAAATAACGATAGAAAAATTTATAAACAGTCATATAAATATGACATTGAAAAAGATCAATACTTATTAGGAGATGACGCCATTGAAGTAGTCCAAAAAACTAATTATGTTAAAAAAAATAAAGGAGGTATGTATATGGATAATGAAAGTAAAATAAAAACCAATGAAGTTGGTGAAGAAGAAGTTAAAAAAGAAGAAACAGAAACAGAAACACAAACAGAACCAGAAGCAGAAGAAGAAAAAACTGAATTAGTTGAAAATTCTTTAATTGACAATGAAAAAAAAGAATTTATTGAAAATCAGTTAAAAGAGTTTGACGGTAAAAAAGAAGAATTAAAAAAATCATTAATTGAAAATACAACTTTAACAGAAGAAGAAGTTAGCACATTTTCGTTTAATGTTTTACAAAAAATTAATGACGTTGTTAAACCAAAAAATTACAGTGGTAATGGCGTAAGCATTAATAAGGTTGAAGAAAAATACGAGCCAAAGGGATTAATTGGTTCATTACAGGAGGATATATAATGGCAGAAACAATTTGTTTGAAAACTAACGGTAAACCTTTTAGAAAGGAAGGAAAAGCTCAGGGAGCTATTACACCGGGCGATTTCATTGAGAGAGCTAGTGATGGCGATTTTATTAGACACACAGCAGTAGGAACTAATTCACTATTATACGCAGTAGAAAACACGTCAAAAGGTGGCGGAATTGATGACGATTACGCAACTGGTGACAATGTACTAGCTAACTATGCTCAATCAGGCGATGAGGTGTATGGATTTGTAGCGGCTTCAGCAGTGGCGATTGTTATCGGCGACCCATTAGAGTTTGACGGTGCAGGTGGATTCAAAAAAGACACAGACGGCTCTAATACTCAAGCTTATGCATTGTCAGCAGTAGACAATAGTGCTGGTTCTTCCAAAGCAAGAATTAAAGTAGAAATTTTATAATTTTAATAAATAGGAGGTAAAAAAAATGAGTAAATTTATTTATAACGAACAAGGCAAACTAGACCTTGCAGAGATGAGAACTAATAGCACACTACCAACAGACGCTTATAAGTTTTATGATGATAAGCTTGTCAAAGTTGCTAAGCAAGAATTAAGAATTGTTCAAGACTGTGTAGAAGCAGGATTAGTTGATAACAGCCTTAATTTAGGTGATACTATTGTTTCATATGACAAATTGGCTGATATGTCAGAAGCAGAAGCGTCAATGGACGGAATTACACGTTCCCAAAACGGAGCTTTAACGTTCAACCAAGCAGGTGTACCAGTACCAGTTTATCGAAAAGATTTTGAGTTAGATCAACGACGAATACAAGCAGTTTTAGGTCGTGGTAGTATGTCATTGCCGACAACAGGGCTTGAATTAGCGACAAGAAAAGTAGCTGAAAAAATTAATTCTGTATGTTGGAATGGTTTTGGCAAGAGTGTTAATGGGATGGAACTTAACGGACTAAGAAATTCAAGCGGAGTGAACACAAAAACAGCAGTTGCCCCTTGGGGTGGCGGGAGTGAAAACCCAATGACTGATATCCAAGAAATGATTAAAGAGCTGCAAACTGATGGTTACGGTTTTACTGAAAACAGTTGTATATTGTATGTCTCGCCAGATAACTGGGGATATATTGACAATGACTACTCAACAGCCAAAGGCGAAAAAACATATAAGCAACGTTTTGAAGCTTTTGCTCCAATCAGAAAAGTAGAGCTAGGCTCAGGATTAGGGGATGGCGAGTGTATACTTGTAGAGATGAGAAGTGATGTACTTGAACTTAAAGTTGCTCAAGATATTACTTTTTATGAGTTGCCTCAAGTTGATCCGATGTTATCTCAATTCTCTGTTATTGGTTCAATGGCATTGATTGTGAAATCAGATTATAACGGTAATTCAGGGGTAGCATACTTAACAGGTGCATAATTCAAATAATTATGACTACAAATAAATATATATTGCAGTCGAATTATACAGATGGACGGGGGAATTTTTTCCCCCGAAACTCTGTTATTGAATTGACTGAAGAACAAGCAAATTCAAGACTTTTTGAAAATAAATTGATTAAAATTGAAGAACATAAACAAATAGAAATAGAAATAAAACAGTCAAAAGAAAAAGAAGAAACACAATTAGAAACAGAAGTAAAAACAGAAAAACCTAAAAAGTCAAAAAAGAAAAAAGATAAATAATTATGACACGAACCAACGATACAGAGGTTAAAAAAATTATTAGTCTTAATACCATTACAGACACGTCATCATTTATAACCACAGCTAATCTATTAGTAACTAATACGCTGGGAAATAGTGGGTTAGGTGATGACTTATTAACTGAAATTGAAAAATATTTAACAGCACACTTATTGGCAATGCATCCCGATGAACGACAACTCACCGAGCAGAAACTGGGGGATGCTTCAGATAAACTGGCTGGTGAGTTTGGGAAGGGGTTAGAAATGACACAATTTGGTCAAACAGTTTTATTATTAGATTCAACTGGTAGTTTTGCCAAGTTATCAAGTGGTAAAAAAGCAGTGGTTGAGTCAATTAATATATATTAATGACAGCATACACACAAACAGCAACATATTTTCAAAAAGATAGCGTAAACGAATACGGCGAACAGACTTTTTTAACGCCTACATTAATAAATGTAAGATGGGAAAGTAAAACTGTAAATTATATAGATCAAAAAACAGGAAAAGAAGCCATATCTAATTCAATTATATTTTGTAAAACAGAATTAAAAATTGATTCTTATATTTTTTTAGGTACAACGGCAGAAACTAATCCAAAAAATATAAATGCTTATGTGATTAGGCGGGTAGATAATTTATTGGCTTTAAAAAATGGTAGAACTATATATAAAATATATCTATGAACGAGACAAGACAAAACGAATTAATAATAAAAAATTTAAATAATTTTATTAAAAATACAGAAAAATTAACATATCTAGCATTAATTAAATGTTATATGGTAATTAAACAAGACGCTATTGATATAACGCCTAAAGACACAGGTTTATTGAGACAGGGATTTTACAAAAAAAAGTTGATGACTAAGAGCGGACAAATTGGAATTGAGATTGGAAATAGTCAAAATTATGCATTGTATGTACACGAAAATATGGAAGCTAATTTTAAAGAAGGTGGACCGAAGTTTTTAAGTAGAGCAATAGTAAAAAATACCGAAAGAATAAAAGAAATAATTAATAATGAAGTAAGATTATGACACAAAAAAGTACAGCCAAAGACATAAGAGATTATTTAATTGCACAAGGTGTATTAACTGATATTTTTATTAATTTTGAGCCTAGTACACCAATTAATTGTATTACAATATATACAACAGGGAGCTGGAACGAGCCTAGTCCTAAGTTTTTGCTTGATTATCCCACAATACAAATACGATCAAGAGCAACAACTGATGAAACTTGTTACAATAATTTATTAGAAGTTTTTGATATTTTACATGGTGTAAATGCATTTACTCAAAACACTACAAAATATACAGGCATTCAAGCAAGTACAAGCATAACTAATTTAGAAATTGATAAAAATGATAATAGAATTAAGTTTGTGAATTTTAATATAATTACAGAGCCACAATATGGTACACAAAATAGAACGCAATTAAGCTAGTAGTTTGATTAATTGTAATTAAATGTTATTATTATAAAGTAAACAAATTAAAGGAGATAACATGGCAACAGCAGGTTATAATTACACAATATCAGTTTCAACGTCCAAAACTGGAACGTTTAACGAGATTCCATCATCAACAGGAACATTTAACAGAACAGCAAACATTCTGGACGTAACAGACACAACAAACGCAGGATTTAATCAACGGCTTGTTGGATTATTAGATACAGCTTGTAGTGTTGAAGCTAACTGGTCAGCTAGTGATACAGCTTTAACAGCGATTGAGTCATGTTATGATAATAGAACCGAATTATGGGTTAAAGTTTTGCCTGATAATGTTGCAGGGAACGGAAAAAAGTTTAAAGTTGTTGTTGAGAATTTTAACATATCATTAGACGTTAATTCACAAATAACTGTATCAGCTAGTTTTCAGGCAACAGGCGAAGTTTTTGCGGATGACGCAACTTAAAAAATATGGCAACAGTCGGATATCAAGCTAATATTAAAAAATCAGGTACTTCTACAAGTTTTACTGGGGAGTCTATGACGGTTACAACTGGTAATACATATCAAATAGATGACAGTGCAAAACAAGTATTTAATTTTAATTCTACATTTACGTTTTACGAAGATGCAGTTGCGATATCCGATTCAGATATTGATAGCATTGATTATATGTATGGAAAAGTTACATTTTCAACGTCCAAAACTGGAACAATCACAGTGGATGGGGCATATTACCCAATGGCAAACATTGCAGGTGCTTACCAAGCAACGCAAAACACAACTAATCAGATTATTAATGTAACTAGTTTTGATAATCAAGGCTTTGTAGAAAAATTACCAAATCAAAAGGATATAACTATTACTTGCACACGTTTTGATGATTTATCAAAAGATTTTCAAGACATATTAGAAGGTGGAAACTCACTTGTAATTGAATTTTTACCAAGTACAGGAAACGGAAATAGAGGATGGTATGTTTTAGATTCAGCGAATCAAAATTTAGATATGTCAAATGTTATTGAAGAAAGTTTAAGTTTTCAAATTACAGACAACAAAAATATTTTAAAGACATTTTCAAGAGAATAGTATATAATACTAAAAAAAAATAAAGGGGTTTAAGTTATGACTTTAAGAGATAAAATAAGATCAGCCACACTTGGAAATAAAACACAATTTAATTCAAAAATAGTTAAATATAATGGTGTTGAAATTGAGGTTAGGCAATTAACACTTAAAGAAAAAACAGATTATTATTCAAATTGTCTTGACGAAAAAACACAGTTACCGAATCCGTTAAAATTGCAGGTATTAGGGATTATATTATCTTGTTATGTTCCAAACACTAATGAAAAAGTATTTGAAGATTCTGATTTTGATGTGTTGTCTAATGATGTTGCAGGGGGATATACAGACGAATTATTTTTAGCATTTAATGAGCTTTCTAATTTAAATTTAGACGAAGCAAAAAAAAATTCAAATTAACAATCAGTCCAAACGGTAAAGAGTTAGATATTCAGGTAACTAGAGAATATCTTAAATTTGAATTAGCCGAAAAACTTTCAAAAACAATTGAAGAAATTGAAAATATACCGTATAACGAATTTGTACAATGGTTAGCCTATTTTGAAGTAAAACATGTTATAATGAAAAAGCAAGAAAAACATTATGAACAACAAAATAGGAAATAACATTAAATGAGTTTAAATTTAGGTACAGTTTTTTATCAATTAGGCGTTAAGACAACAGGATTAAGAAACGCTACTAAAGATGTTCAACAATTCCAAAACAATACACAAAAAAGTTTTAATTCGGTTAATTCAGTAGCTACAAAATTAGCGTCAACACTTGCAACAGTTGTAACGCTTGAGACGGCAAGACGAGGTTTAATGTTAGCGGATTCTATGGGGATGTTAAAAGATAGGCTTAATGCAGTTGTAGGCGAAACAGAAAAAGCAGAGTATATTTTTAAGCAATTATCTAAAATATCAGCAACGACAGGTTCATCAATTGATACATTAGCGTCAAGTTTTCAACGGTTTATTTTTGCAAAAGAAACTTTAAGTGCTACAGACGCCCAGCTTTTAACATTAACCAAAAGTTTTTCAGAATTAGGTTTGATTTCTGGTGCAAGTGTAGATCAAATGAAAAACGCTACGTTGCAATTATCGCAAGGTTTGACGAGTGGTAAATTTCAAGCTGAGGAATTTAATAGTGTTATAGAAAATGTTCCTTTAACACTTAATTACATTGCCGAAGGCATGGGGATTACTACGGCACAACTTATACAAATGAAAAGAGAAGGGGAGTTATTAAGTAAAGACGTTTTTGACGCTTTAATATCTCAATCGGAAGCAATAACAAAACAAGCGGAACAAATGCCTATGAGGTTAAGTAGGGGATTCCAAAGACTTCAATTAGGTATTAATCTTGCATTAACACAAATTGATGAAACTAATAGTATAACTCTTAAATTAGGCGGTATTTTACAAAAAGCAGGTGAACAAGCTCAAAAACTACCTTTTATTTTTGAAGCAATGTATCAGCAATCTAAAAAATTTATGGACGAAAACGTAAAATTAAAACAATTTATTGTTACGTTTGCTGGTTTGTATGGTTCAATTTTAGCTGTAAATGTTGCTTTATCGGTTACTAGGGGGCTTATGTTATTAATAAATAAAGCTAATCCGTTTTTATTGTTGGCAACTTCAGTGATAACATTTTATAAGGAAATTTTAGCGGCTTCCCAAGCGTCACAAAAATTATTTACAGCCTTAGAAAAATTATTTAATTTTGATTTTTCAGGTGCTAAAGATGAATTATTAGGGATAAAACAAGCCTATCAAGACGCTTTAAAAGTTGAAACTGAAAACGACAAAGTAAAAGAAACCTTTGAAAATTTAGGTAAAACTATTTCAGAAACATTAACTAATTCAATAGATTTGAAAAAACTTGATTTCACAAAAGGCTTTTTAGATGAAATACAAAATTTACAAAGTGAATATCACGCTAAAGAGTTGGAACAAGCACAAAAACAAAAAGAAAAATTGAATGAAATTGAACAAGAAAAATCGTTTGTTGCTCTTAAATGGGCAGAATATAAAGCCAATGTTAAAAAAAGTTTTTTAATTTCAGAAGGTAAAGAAAATAGACGAGCAAGTGCAGAAGAAATACAAAATGCAGGTAACAGTTTTAGAGCTTTAATTTCTCAAAGTTCCCAATACTCAAAACAGGCTTTTGAAATCAATAAAGCATTAAGTATGGCACAATTAGCGATGAAAACACCGACAGCGATCGGTAATGCTTATACTTTTGGAACAGGAATAGGTGGACCATTAGTAGGGGGTATTTTTGGGGCAACAGCAGGGGCTTTCATGGCAAGTCAAATTGCAGGTGTATCTAAACAACAATTCACGCCAAGGGCATTAGGCGGTGATGTTTTTGGTGGCGGAAATTATTTAGTGGGTGAGAATGGACCAGAGTTATTACAGTTAGGCAGTAGGGGTGGACATATAACTCCTAATAATCAACTAGGGTTAATGAATAATAATTATTCACCAAAAATAAATGTTACAGTTCATAACGCCCAAAACCAAACAGCGACAGTTCAGTCTAACGAAAATAACGGGAATCTTGATATTGATATTTTTTTAAAAACTATTGAAAATAATATTGTAAGTGGTATCAATCAAGGCGATAGCACATTGGCTAGAACGATAGAGAATACTTATAGATTATCAAGGCAAGGGGCTTTTGCATGACAAGTATAAATTATCCACATTCTGTTTTACCTTCCCCCCTTGTAAGCAATGCAAGACATCAAGAAGAAGCTAGATTGATACGCACTAAAATGGATTCAGGGTTTACAGTTGCGAGAAAACGATTTACAAAAGTACCAGTAAATTTTGATTTTCAATTAATCTTAGATGAAGATAGCTTATCATATTTTCAAGCTTTTTTTAAATTTGAGTTAGATTATGGGCTTAACTGGTTTAACATGAATATGCCAGTTGGCGACAGTATTCAATCATCACATGAAATAAGATTTATCGAAAATCCGAATTATACATGGAACGGTAAATTTTGCACTGTTACATGTAAATGTGAAGGTAACGAGCTTAACACAGGCATTAATTATGATACTGTCATGTTAGGCTTAATAGCGTCATTAGGTGGGGGCGTAAGAGGTTTTGAGACAGCGTCAAATTATTTAGATAAAATTGATGTTGCTGTAAATGAGACGTTATACAACGCTTTTGAAAATTTATAAATAAGGAGTTAAAAAAATGGCTAATCCGACACAAGTTCAAATAGATAAGTTTACTACTAACACAAGTAGACTAGATAGTTTTGTAAATGGTGGTGTGAATGACACGGTTACACTAGATGACGGAACAGTTAAATCATTAACTGGTGTGATATCTGAATTAACAGCAGTTAATCCAAGGGGTAACTGGTCAACAGCGACAACATACGCACAAAAAGATATTGTTGTCGAAAATTCAGTTGTTTATATTTGTGTGATTGCTCATACGTCCGGAACATTTTCAACAGATTTGAGTTCGGGATATTGGGGTGCGTATCAAATAGACCCTACCAACGCAGTAACATTATTAAATGACTTAACTGTTACAGGCGATTTAGTTGTGAATGGAACAACGACACAAGTTGATTCAACCGTTACTATGTTATCCGACCCAATAATCACATTATCAAAAGACACACAAACGGTTAATGATGGAAAAGATAGGGGCATAGAATTTAAATACTATGACACAAGTGAAAAACTTGGATTTTTTGGATGGGATAGATCGGCTAATGCTTTTACTTTTGTGCCAAATGCAACAAATGGAAGTGAAGTAATTAGTGGTAGTGCTGGTAATGCTATTTTTAATACAGTAATAGCAAATTTAGCAGGAGATGTAACAGGAAATTTTACAGGTACGATATTAACAGCAAGTCAAACTAATATTACAGGCGTAGGAGCTTTGAGTGCTGGTTCAATTACAAATACGTTTGGAAATATTGACATAGGTAATTCTAATTTGACAGCGTCAGGAACGACAGCCTTGGAAAGTGTAGGAATTGGAACATCAAGTCCAAGCTCAAAATTGCATATTGAAAGTGCATATACACTAGCTAACGGGACATCACAATTTTTAGTTAAAAACACGAGTTATGGAGAGTCCGCATGTATAGCTTTTGAGGCAGTTTCAAGTGATGGTTCAACAGGAAACAAGGGAGCTATCTACTTCAACGCTGGGGCTGGGGGTGCAGTAACAGACAATAGACTTGAGTTTAATGCTAACCACCAAAACTCTACTATTCCTCATATCTCAATAAATGGAAACGGATATGTAGGTATTGGAAATGCGTCCCCAATGACTAAATTTGATGTTACAAGTGGTTCAACAACTGCAAGTGCTAAGTTTGGCAAAAATGAAAATACTGGTTTATTTTTACATTCCGAAGCTCAAAGCACCCATTATAATTGGTTAATTAGTACACAGGATCAAGTTGGTAATGGGCTTGAAATATCACCGAGTAGCTCAGTAGGTGGCACAACGTGGAGTAGTCCAGTTTTGGTTGTACGCCAAGAGCAACGAGTGGGGGTAAATTTGAATAGTCCTTCATACGCATTAGATGTTTCAGGCTCAATAGGTTATTCAGGTAGTTTGGTTTCAACTTCAGACAAAAATCTAAAAAAAAATATAAAAAAATGTTCAGATGACATTTTTGCAAAATTGTTGAAATTAGAAAGTAAAAAATTTAATTTTAAAAATGAAAGTGATACAAAAGACTATTTTGGTTTTATTGCTCAAGATGTTGAAAAAATATTTCCAAGTTTAGTGCAAAAAAGAAGCGATGGAACATTGACATTATCATATGTAGAAATGATTCCTTTACTATTAAAAGCAATTCAAGAATTGCATAAAATGGTAAATCCAACTGGCAAAATAAACTTAGGCTAATAAAAAAGTTATGACAACGGAAACTCTGAAAGAAAATTATGTAAGTTCAGGTAATGATATTATATTGCATACGTTGCAATTTAATCATACTACTTTTTCAAGCCCACATTATATCGTTCAAAATAACGAAGATTTTGTTGCTAATCTTGAAAATAGTGGACCTTTAACAACATTTCAGAAATATAGTTTTAATATTGATGGACCTTCAAAAAATTCACAAGGTAATCAATATATTAATATTAACATAGACGCAGTTAATACTACCCTTGTTGATATGCTTGAAAACACGTCATTAGATGATAATAATAATCCTATTGAGTTGATATATAGAGTATATTTAGCTAGTGATACGACAACACCACAGGCAGACCCTACCAAGTTATTTCTTAAAAATGTGAGTGTAGATAATTATTCTATATCAGGACAAGCCGTTTTTTTAAACTTAAATAACGCAAAATTTCCCAATGTAAAATATGATAATACATTTCAGAATTTGATTATTAGTCAATGAAAAATATTAATTTATTTGATAATTATTTTTTAAATTGCAATAATTGTTTTGATTTTGTAAAAAAGTTTTATAAAAAAAAATTTAATTTTGATTTTAAAATTGATTATGTAAACGTAGAAAAATATAAATCTATTGTTCATGTGATACAAAACGAAAAAGAAAACGTTGAATGTTGGAAAAAAATAAACGTTCCAGAAGATAATTGTATTGTATTGCTTTCAAAAAATAATAAAATGCACCATGTTGGGATATGGTTAGATAACGGATGTTATCATTTTATAAATAAGATAGGTTTGTTGTATAATGACATAAACCGATTAAAAATGAACGGATACAAAAAAATGGAATTTTACAGATGTCAGAAAATATATTAATTAA